CTTCGCCACGCCGAAGTCGTGGTAGCCACGAACGGCGATGCCGAGGGTGTCGAAGTCCGCTTCGGCCTGCTCGACCGTGGGGGTGCGCTGCCCGTTGAGGAAGAGCACCTCCATCGCGTTGAGATCGCCGGGGTTGGCCATCAGCCACCAGGTCGTTGCCGACGTCAGGTAGGCCGAGGACACCACCCGGTAGCGGCCGGCGAGGACGTTCACATTGGTGAGCGTCTTGTTCTCGCCGGTGATGAGCAGCCCGCCGCCCATCAGCTCCGCGGCCTCGATCTCGAGCTCCGGCGGCACGAGGAGCAGGGACGGGGCGACACCCAACGGGTTCCCGTCCGGATCCTTGAGCTTCCGGTAGGCCGAAGCAGCCGCCTTGAGCGAGCCCAGGCCGAGGGCGTTGCCAGCCCCAGCCGTGGCCTTCTCGAAGTAGGTGGCGTTGCTGGCCTCGAACTCGGCCCAGAAGACCTTGTTCATCTTCGTGGCAGCACCGCGACCCAGCCGGCTCGGAACGACCGTCAGGGCACCCAGGTCATCGTTGATGATGTCCTTCCGGGTGATCGTGGAGATCCGCCCGTAGGTCTTCGCCGAGAATGCCCGGGCCTCGTCGCTCGCGTCGGCCGACTTCAGCTCACCGCTGTTGCCGACTTCCTCGAACTCGAAGGCCCCGTTGACACGGATGCCCGTCACGGCCTTGAAGTCGGACACGGGACGGATCATCGAGATCAGATCCCACACCGATTCCACCGCCGTGAAGCCCGTCAGCAAGAACTTGCTGTAGGCCGCACTGGTCACGTTGGCGATCGAGTGGGTCGCGAACGCGGCCCGGAGCACCTGACGGATATTGCCGTCCGTGACCCGGTACACGTCGCCCTCCAGCCCGTTCGCCTTCGCGGCACGCAGGAGCATCTCCTGCAGGCCGATGTTCCGCCGCTTGTGGGCGGCCTCCAGCACCCGCTCGCCGAACTGCTTCTCCACGCCGGGCAGGTTGCCGGCCATGCAGAGCGAGGCCAGCAGCACCTCCTCCGTCTCGGCCGGCTTGGCCACGACATGGGCCGCGGGGGCCGAAGGCCGGTCAGCCCGGATCGCGGCGAGGTTCTCGGCCTTGATCCGCTCGAGTACCTTGGCGGCGATGGTGTCGGCATCCACGAGGGAGGCACCGTCGCCGGGGGTGCCGGCGGTCACGCCGGGCAGCTGCACCGGAGCGGGAGCGGGGGAAGTCGAACCCGCGGCGACCTTCGCCGCGGCCTCCGCCGAAGCCTTCACGGCCTCGTCGGGCGTCTGGTTGGCGTGATCCGCCATAGGGGAACCTCCATCACTCGCCTCCGCGGCGATAGCGGCAGACGTAGCGGCGTCTGCACCGAACAGGACAATCGAAACCTCGCGGAGCGTGGACGCACGCACCACACTGATCGGGCCACTGAACTGCCGGCCGTTGACCTCGACGGTTTCGCCGGCGGCGATGTTTTCGATCCGGCCGACATCGGCCCCGATCGACGCCTGGAACTTCCAGCCCTTGCGGGCCAGTTGCATGGCCTTGGCGACCTCCGGCCCCTCGCCGATGACCTCGCCGGCCACGGTCAGGTCCGTGCCGCTGTTTTCCACGCGATCGGCCTGGCCGACGGCGTGATCCATGTCGTACTGGTGGCCGAGCATCACGGCGACCGTTTGGCTGGTCGTGTCCATGCCGGCGAGATCCACCACCAGCGGGTTGCGGCTCCAAGCCTGCCGGATGGCCCGGCCGGTGTAGCCCACGAGGGAGAACTTGGCATTGCCGCCCACCGTGCCGTCAGCCATCAGCTGCGGGTCGATCAGATGGGCTTCGCCAGTGATGCGCAGTTGCTTGCTCATTCGGCTTGCTCCTCGTCTTCCAGATCCACGGCCGGAACAACCGGCTCGGGCTCCAGGTCGATCCCCAACTCGTCTGCGTAGGCCCGCTCGGCCGCAATCTGGCGGAACACCTGCCGCCAGTCCTTGCCGCGGCGGGCACAGGCTTCGGCCCGACTGACCGTCTTGTTTTCGATGCCGACCGTTTCCGCGTTGGCTTCCTTGAGCGGATCGACGTGCTCGAACCCGTCCCACCGCCACCGCCACGACCACTGGTCACGGGGCGGCAGGCCGTCAGGGATTGCACCGTCCACGAAGGTTGCTTCCTCGATCCACCGCTCCAGCAGCGGATCCAGCACCACCCGCTCGATCTCGGCCCGCTCGACCGCGACATGCTTGCGGTACACGAGGTAGTCGCCCCGCATGGTCGAGTAGTTGGCCCCGGTCGCATCCATGACGGCCACGATGTAGGGCATGTTCAAGCAGCGAGCGATTTGCATGAGGATCCGGCGCTCGAAGGCGTCGAACGTGCTCGTGGGCTGCTCGGCCTTGAGTTGGTAGGGCTCCCAGCCTTCCGGGCCGGCCATCGCCATCCCGCGGGCGAGCGGCATCGTCTCCCAGGCCGGCAACCCCACCGCCCCGCCGCCGTCGGCCGGCATCGTGGTCTTGAGGATCACCGCCAGGTCCGCGGCCGTCTCCGCCGCGGTCACGACCGCGTACTGGTAGCGGCGAAGCATCGCGAACAGTTCAAGGGCCGGCACGACCTCGCCCATGCCGCGGTGCTGGCCTGGCCGAGTGGCGTGGTAGTAGTGGTGAACCCGGTTGGCCCGAACCCAATCGCCTTCGAGCGTGACGCCGAAGTGAAGCGATCCGGGATGATGCTTGAGCAGGTAGTATTCGGTCGGGTTGCCGTCCCCATCGAACCGCACCCCGTCCACGCTGCCGGCCAGATCCCAGCGGCTCGCCGGATCGGCCACCATCTCGGCCTCGACCACCCGCAGATCGAGCTGGACGCCCCGGAGGCGGCGGTTGTTGGTTTCGATGCCAAACACGTCGCCGTCGATGGCCTTGGCCGTCCGCATCAGCCGGAGCTTGGTGGCCAGACTGATCTTCTGGTGCCACTCGAATACGTTGTCCTCGACGCGGGCCACGGCTTCCTGGTCGGCGTCGGGGCCGCAGTCCAGGAGCAGGGTCGGGCCGGTCCCCACGGCGTCGCTGGCCAGCGTCGTGACCATGCCAGCCAGATACCCGTTGTTGGCCGACTCGTAGCGAGCCCGCCCCCGGAGGGTCCGGCGGATCATCGGCGACAGGGCGGCGTCGGCCGACAGGTGATCGACCATCGACCAGTGGTTTTTGTTCAGCGTCGTGGTCTGTGCCGCGTCGAACCGGGCGCGCACGAGCTTGCTGATCGCGGCCCGCTGCTCGGCCACGGTCTGCGTGAGCGTCGCCCGCGAGGGGCCGCCAGCAAAGAGGTTGGAGAACAGGCCCATCAGCCGATAGCCCCCGGGGCCTCGGTGCGGGCGAACCGCAGGCAGGCGAAAGGGTTCGCCGTAGCCCGGGCGTTCATCACGAACTTGGCGGCCTCGACCTGGTGATCGAGCTCGTGCTGCTCGACCTCTCCGGCCTCAGTGCGAGCACGCTGCGGCTGCGCGAGATTCGCGGCCACGGCGTCGATAACGTCTTCGTTGGTCGGCACTGGCGGGCTCCGGTCGGTGGCGTGCGCCACCTAACCACCAGTGTACCAACGTTCAGCCTTTCAGCGTCATAGCGAAGGCCAGCCGATCCAATCGACCTCGCCATCGTCTTCCTCGTCCCACTCATCGAAGATCGCGCAGTGGCGACCGCAGGCTTGGGGCTTCATGGGGCGACTCCAGACGGCGAGCGGCTTATAACCCCATTTTACGGGCCACGTTTTCGGCCCATTTCGGCCGGTTTACCGGCCTTCCTGCCTCCTGTGCCATGCCACGGTCAGGTACGTCCCGACGAACGCCCCGGTGGCCAGCGGAATGAGATACAGCGGGTTCCGCGAGTAGGTGATGACACCGAACGCGAGGAGCGAGTAGAGCACCGCCGAGATCGCGGCGGCGCGGAGCGGCTGGCGGCGCTCGACGCAGATGATGTACCAGGCGTAGAGGATGTCCACGGCCACATAGGTGACGAAGATCACGCCGGCGGTGAGCGGGGAGAAGTCGGTCATCTATCGAAATACTCCCGGATGCCGCGCCGTGGTCAACCCCGGTTCATGCGGGCGAGTAGCTCGGCCCGTTTGGCGGCCATTTCCTCACGGGTAATCATTTTCCGCTCGGCGCGTCCTGGCCGCGGGTCGGCCCCGACTGCCGACAACCCGGTGAACGAAGCCGCGACGGCCGAACCCACCACGCAGTCGAACAAATGGTTGTCCCGGCCGGGGATCAGCCGCCACTCGTCAACGACGCGGGTTTTGCTCTCGACCCGCACGGGCGTCTCGCTCGACAGTTGCTCCGCCAGCATCTCGTGCTGGCCGGTGTGGATCGTGACGCCCTGCGGATCGCCGATCGGCAGCTTGATCCGGGCCGCCAGAAACGTCTTCCACCAGTTCGTATCGAACAGGACGTGCCGCTGCCGCTGGATCG